GCTTTAGCAACATCAAAGGCAATACCGCCACGAACAATCGCATTGAATGTTAAAGCAGGTGCCTCAACAGTATCAGCAGGGGTGGGGTTGTCATAGATCCTCACACCCTCTACGTTGTCAACAGCATTGATCGCTTCTACAATTCTATCACGAGTTCCTACTGGAGTTCTTGCTTGACTCGTCTGAAGCCTGAATCGAAACTCTGCGTCTGTCTCATTCTCAGAACCTGGGTCAAAATCAACAGTAGAAGTTGCAGAAGTGTACCCCGCAAAGGTAGGTGATAACCCATCAATGCCACCAGACTCTAACGGATTAAACCCGGTGGTTCCCGCAAGAACATCAAACCCAGACCACCAAGTAAATCCCGTAGGGAGATCAGCAGATTCAAAATAAATCGACTGCGCTAGTCCAATGAAGTCCTCAGAACTTGCATACCCAATGTAAACAATACCGGCGTCTTGAAATACAGAAGATACGTTGCCCTCAGTGTTGTTCAGAATAAACGAAATAAGCTCAATGTTGAATTGTTGTACATCACTTTCTGAATTGCTGATAAGGTCAATAATCTGATTAGATACACCACCAGAAATTACATTGGTAATAAAGAAGTCATAGGAGCCTGCTGTTAAAATATTTGAATCAATAACCGCACCTGTGATATTCTGATTCAGAGTACCACCTTCAGCCACACGGTAAGTAAGACCATTGTTTGCGCTGAATGTGTAAGACGCATTTATTGATGTTCCAAGGTTACTTCCGTTATCAACAAACTCAATGTGAGCAACACCAGACGAAGGTTGTGGTGGGTTCCGAGTGAATCCGAAATAACTTGCTGAGTCATCAAGGGCAATACCTTCAGCACCGTTCAATGTACGGCTGTAATAAACATCCTCAAGCAGCTTTTCAAATTCCAAAGAACGCTCTGCAATAACAGATCGAAGGAGACCAGCAATGGAATCATCGGTCAACAGGATGTTTGAACCAAACTTATTTCTAAACCTATTATTAACTCTCGCTGTAATATCTGTTCTATTATCTCGTTCAAATCCAAACTCTGTTAGTTCTGCCATTGCATCCTCTCGTTTTTAAAGCCACCTCTGATCTGTTGCCATGGTGATGTTAATATATTCATAGTAAACATTGGTCTGATCTACGTCAGGTACTTCACAAGCATCTAGTTCAAAACTACTTGAAGGGTCTGGGTAAGCAACTTCAATCCCCGGCGGTGTCAGATCAATCTTGTAAACACCAGTTTGCCCCTGTGCCGTTACAACAAATTCCATTGAATAAACACGGGTGCCTGCGTTGTATGTTCCCAAGAAATCTCTCAGGGCATCCACTTCGGGGAAACTATTGATTAGAGCAATGAAGTAAGAATCAAGGCTGTCTTTTGTCACTTGTTTGTTCAGGAACAATTCAGTATCATAAGCACCAAACTGAGTGTTCAAGAACCACTCACCTTTGAATGTCCTGAAGGTGATATACATTCGCTGCCTAAGCAACTCACGAACAGTTAGAGTGGTTTTAAATTTACCCTTGGAAAGCACCAAGTCCGTACCATCAGAATCTAATGAAAAGTCATAAGCCATAGATTGTCCTTAGTTTTAAGACGGTGGACTTGTGTTACCAGAACCTGCTGGGTCTGTCCAAGTGTAAGGATGCGTGTGATTATCAAGAGATACTGTAGCACTATCGACAGTGTTAGCTTGCATAGCCCCTGTAAAGGCCATAGAAGACCCGTCAACAGTGAGAGCGCCACCAGCAGCACCTAACGTACCACCTATGACGACATTACCTGTAAAGGTACTCAGGGGTGAGTCTACGGTAACTGTTGTACCAGAGACTGTCACAGAAGCTGTAACAGCTATGTTGGCGGTTCCTCCGACAGATGCTTCCATGTTACCACCAACAGTTACATTAGCATCACCACCAGCGTTTACGTTGATGTTTGCTGGGGTGTCTATGTCGATGTCGCCAGAAGGTTTGACAGTGATCTTGGTAGAGCCATTCTCAACAACGATACTCTGAGTGTCTACAGGAGTTCCTTCAGGTTCTGTGAAGAAACATGGGATAGCCATAATTGGGTTGATACCCAAAGGTTCAATAGAATCACTTGGGAATACACTAGCGGTTGTTACGGGTGAATCAAGTAAATCTGAATACTCCCTATCACTACATAATACCACAACTGTATCACCTGCGGCTACTGGCACGGTTACTCTGGCGTTACCTTTTGTAGCAGAGTAGATCATCAGAGGAACATCTTCAAATACCGGCATAGGTAATTGTGTGCCATCTCTGTAGCGTGTTGTTGTCAGAACTTTAAGATCAACAGTATAACCATTGTTTTTCAACACAACAGCAGGTTTAATCGTATGAACGTTCCTGAGTTTATCTCTAACAAATCTTTCGAGAGATTGGTAGAATGTGTTCGTATTCATTTAATGTCCTTCTACCTGAAGTTGCTTATTTGGTCTAGTTTAGCTCGTATCTTATTATTGTCCTCTGGTTGTTCAATCACAGCAGCACCAGAGAGTCCATCAGCCAACGATACATCCTCTGCTTCTACTTCTGAGAACCACTCGCTTCCTCTAAACGATCCCCTATGTGTAACCTTGAGAATACGATAGACACCGGAGATATTGTTTGAAACAACCTGTACAATAGCATTGGGCTGAAACTCACCATTGAGCAAACTCTTGAACTTGATGCCACTCGCTGATTGCTCTCTTGCTTCAGCAGGAGATAGGTCAGAATAATCACCCAAGAATGTTGGAGATGCTATCAGGCCACTTTCAGCAGTAACATTGAGAATTGTTTCAATCAGAGGTGTTTCAATAGTTTGCGACAAGTCAGCATTGGAATTGCCAGAAGGAATCGTAGATTTATTCGAGACAACATTGACAAACAAATCCTGTACATTAATATAATAACCAAAGGTGCTTAGAAGTCTTGATAACTCACCAGCAGCAGGTCCGTGTACAACAAGAGGACCGTTTGTTCGGATATTGTTACCAAGTCTGTAGATAACACCACGAGGTAATGCTAGGTCTTGCAAGAGATCGTCTACAATTTTATCAATCGGTGTATTCTTGGGATAACGTCTTGCTGTCAACTGTGATTGAACAAAAGCACCACCATCAGATACTTCAAGTTTTGTTCGTCTCTCTGTACCATCAAAGGTGTCTTCAACTTTTACAAGGTTTCCTCGAAAGACTGTCTTGAGAGTTTCATCTTCATATCCAGCAAGAAGCTCTACAAAGTTCTTTACGCCAGATAACCTCTGAAGCAACTTGGCACTTTCTTGTGCAAGGTTGTAAATGGTAATCTCGCCCTGATTGCCTTCTGAAGATTCGGCACCAACTTTCTCGATATCAAACTTCAACTGGTTCTGGTTGATGTATATCCTATTATCACCAAAATCTTCAATAGCTTCTAAAGCAACATCAGGATCAAAGGTATCAATTGCATTCTTGTATACCTCACCAAGTTTATAAAAGTCATTCAGGAACTGCTTTTGTTGTTGTGGTGTTATTGCCTGAATTTCTTCTGCTGCTGATGCGCCAAAGTTCTGACCAATTCTAAGCTCGTATCTACGATTAAACATTTAGCCTCCTAGAATTGGATCGTCTTCATCTGATCTCACATACAGCAATCTGAATCTCTTATCAAGTCCAAAACCATCTTCTGTAATTCTACCAAAACCTTTCTCTACATCAATAACGTACAGCTTTCCCGGTGGAAGGTCTTCGTTAGTATATGCAGATAGTAAGTCTCTTCCTGTCACACCACGTGTCTTTAGCACAGGTGTTCTTCCAGTTCGCCCTAAATAAATAAACCAAGACTCACTGCGGCTATTCCAGCGAGTACGGATGTCATAACCGTCACCTTCTAAAGAAATTCTGTACTTATAATCAGGAGTAACACCAGCGGGTAAGAATTTAGCCATTAACCATCTCCTGTAAGTACGCGGCGAGTTCTTGAGAATGCTTCGGGGTCATTAGCTGCTTTGCCTGACTGAGTTCCACCATCGGTTGTTGGCTGAGAATCACCAGCTTTACCAGCAGCAATGGGTAACGCAGAGACAACTCTTTGAGTTCCTACGACACGTATCTGTTCAATAGCAAGGTCAACATACAGCCCCTCTACTTTATCCACAGATTGTGTGTAGCCAATGCTTTTGATTACACAATTTTCATAAGAATCTAAGTCAGACACCAGAGTAAACAAAGAGCCTTGTGTGTACATTGTTACAAGCACATCGTACATATTCTGAGTACGCTTGCCTGTGTTTTGGACAAAGCTGAACTCATTGAAGTCATACACGGGTGTGTTGGTTGTAACACCTTGCACACGAAACTTTGGATTCTCTCGACTAAAGTGATCACTCACACGAGTGCCAGATTCAACAGGGTGGGTCGAAACCTCACCCCTAAAATCTGTGGTTAATTCAACCGTACTATCAAATTCAACAAAAGTCCTGATCGGACCATCGTTCGTAGAGGGCGTAGGACCACCTGCAATAAACAATAATGGACTAGCCATACTTACCCCCTAATGTTTGACGACATAGTTGTTCTAGGCTTCTCTCGCTCGTTCTGACGCAAGTATTCTTTGCCTTCTCCGGTGAATTCTACAAAGACCCTAGAAGCGGCTTCAGAGCCTATTACTTCAGAAGTTGATGCACCAACACCACCAGCTTTCGTATAAGTGCTTCTGCCGATCTTACCGGCAATTTCACCTGCCTTGGTAGTGGCTTGCTTGATTGTCTCAGATGCTCCGGGGAACTTTCTGGCAACAGCCATTGTTGGTGATACTTTACCAATGAGCCCTCCAATTCCCGATACTATTTTACCAACGAAGCTAAATATACCCGAGAAGATACTGGTAAGAAAACCAAAGAAGTTGCCGATCTTCGCCATAGCTTTATCAAGGCTTACACCGAATACGTTCTGGAACCCTGTCGCAACCATATCTACAAGATCAGCAATAAGTGCTATCGCCAGTCTAATCGGGAATATGACAGCTTTTATGAATGCTGACAGAAATCCAAACAGTAAGCTCATTATGGGCTGCATGATTTGGAATACGTCAGTAAGACTGTTGAATATTTGGGTGAATAGTTCGCCAACTCCTGATTGGAATATTGCGTCTATTAGAAGCTTGCCGTTTTGGACCATACGCTTCATAGCAACGTTCATGGTCTTAAATGCTTTCTCAAGACCGGGTGCTGCCATTTCACGCAGAGCTTTGGTGAAGACAGGCAAGAAGTCCTTGGACTTTATCAAACCTTCTTCCATTTTCTTGAGAAAGGTCTCAGTTGTCATCTCCATAGATTCTGCGGCAAGTTGCAGAACGCCGGGCATTCTATCACCAAGCTGGAGTTTCAATTCCTCACTCATTACTTGCCCCTTAGACATTATGTTCAGAAGGGGGCGCTAAACCCCTCCCCGCACACTTAAGTGCCGCTACGTGTCTCCACGCAGACCAGACTATATCTTAAGACTTTTTAGGTCTTCTCCCCTTTTCCACCACCAATCGCTTGTGGTGTACTCTACTCACTTCCATCTTATGATGTGCTTTCGATAGTCTTTGGAGTTTTGTGTAAGTATTGACTTGATACATCAGTATAATATTTACCACTCTTAATCCTGCGCACTCCGTAGTAACTAATTTTTAAATCTCTGGCTATTTTGGAAGCATTGTCTCCGCGCAGAATTCGTCTACAAATATCGGCTACTGTTTCGTCGGAAAGTGGTCTGTTATTTCCACCACGTCTACGTTTTTTAGAGAAGTCATAATTTATAGCGATATACTGCCACTTAGCGCCGTTGTAGATACCCGAGCACATGTTTTCAGAAACGCCCGTAATTCTAGCAACATCCTTTATCTCCAAATCAGGATTTTGTAGTAATTCACAGGCTTGGTGAATCTGGTCTTCAGTATGTTTTGAACACCAGATTTTTTCGCCCCTTGGTAAAAAGTTTTTCTCGGCTGCGTGTTTCATATTTTGTGAATGAGTAACAAGTTCTAAGTTACTCATTCTATTATCCCACTTCACCCCGTTCTTGTGATTTACATCTAAGCCGGTAATGTCAGAAGTAAGAAAATATTCAACTACTAACCGATGAATTTTAAAAGTTTTCCGTGTTAAGTTTCCATCTGGCGATATCGCAATGGTTAGGTAACCATCTTTATCTGGAGTTGGTTTTCTTTTCTTCCAACCACCTCTTTTAGCAGAGTAGACATCTCCACAATCTGTGATATAATAATCGGGAAAACCATTAATCTCTTTAATATTCAAGTCAAATCCTCCATAAATAAAGTTACACAGCTTTACTTACGAAGTATACACAATTACCTGCGGATTGTCCATACCTTTAGCGTTTTTAGGGGTCGCCCGTGTGTCACCACCGAGTATCCTATCTAAAGTCTAGCTGGAGTTTCCCGCAATTAAAGGAGTTTTAAATGACCTCAAACTCTAAGCCATCTGTTCGAGACTTCTGATAACACCTGTTATCTCCTCTTGACGGAGGCCAAAAGTTGTAGCAGCCTCTGCCACGCCAAGAAATTGTTCGCGCAACTGTTCGTTAGTGAATCCCATCTTACGACCAGCAATAGCATACCTAGCGAAACCTTTGGAAGTTTCGATTGCCCCTACACCAAGCCTCTGTGATTGTTCAATCAAAAATTCCATAGTGCTTGCAGCGTCTTCAGCACCCATAGCGGTCTCAAGCATGATCTGAACACTCTCAAACTGCCCACCGATAGCACCAATACCAACAGCACCAGCAAATCCACTGAACGCTCCCGTGGCCCCGGCAAGGCTAGTTCGCATCCTGTCAAAACTCATAGTTGTATTCTTAGCAGCCCTTCCTTGTCGCCTAAGCCCCTCTGTGACATTCTGAGAAGCCCTGTTGTACTGCCCCATCGTAATGATGCCATCCCTGAGCTTTCTGTTGTAACGCTCTTGTGCTCGTTGTGCAGCCCTTAGATTCCTTTCTGTAACTCTACCGTCAGACTGATCAGAAATCCTTCCGAGCTTTGCCTGATTCCTTGCCATACGATCCTGAATATCCCTTTCGCTTCGCATAGCATTTCCAGAGAGCTTCTTCTGGCGGGCCATCTCCCGTGTAATCTTTTGTCTTTGCTTATAAACTTTACCGGCCCTAGAAACTTCAGCTTGGGATTGTCTCTCTTGTTCTTTTAGAATCCTTTCTTTCTGCTTCCAAACCCTTGAAGACCTATCAACACTCTGACGAGACCTTGCTTCAGCAGCTTGTTTGGCTACCCTAGCTTCTCTCTGTTGAGTCTTGAGGATCTTCTCTTTCATTCGCCAGACTTTTGCGGACCTATCAACCTGATCTTTAGAAGCCTTGGCTGTTTCCTTTTGTGCCTTAGCAACCTGTTTGCTGACTTTAGCATTATTAGCCGTAAAGCCAATCTTAACATTCTTACGAGACATCTGTTGAACAGACCTAAGATTATTCTTTAGCTCCATTAAGTCTCGTTTAAACTTTCGGAGATTTTGTATGGAACGTCTGTCAAACTTATACTTAATCTCCGAATATATACCGGCAACTCTATCACCGTCTGCCATCTATCGTACCCCTCTCGGCATACCTTTCTTCTGAGCAGCTTCCATTTCAGAATGCTGTTCTTCTTGAATACTATCTCTAATATCTAAATACTCATTGACTTTCAAAGCCCATTCAAGAGTACAATTCAACATATCATCTAATGTTACACTGGAATGCTCACTAAAGACGGGACGAAATACATATAGCTCCATAGACTCAATAGATGTTTCTTCATCAATCTTATCGTAGAGCTTCTGCATTCTTTTGCTTTGACGATTTACATTCCCGTCAGCATTCCTTGCAAACCGTCTTCGAATAAAGGGCCAACATTCACCTTAATCACCTCTGCACAAATCTTGAGGACATGAGCAAAGTTCATTCCGTAGGTTTCTTCAAGGTTTTTTAGATTAGCCATCTGAGGAACACCGTTGTCATTCTCAACAAGAACACCGTCAAGAAGTGTTGGAATAGTGACACTCAGATCATTCTCACCAAGAGCACGTACAACACCGTGGATAACGGCTGCTGTATACATACCCTCTGAATCATCTTCACCTGACATTGCAGCGGCATTTGCAAGAGGTTCTGCCACAAGAGGCATAACAAACTTAGCATTCTTAATTTGCTTTTGCATGTTCCATTCAGGGATATACACACCCCTGCCATTAACTTCAACACGAGTTCCGTCAGGACGCGGCATTGAATTATCTGTCATAGATTTACACCTTAGATTTTATAAGAAAACATTCGCCGTTTCTTTTAAGCACAAAAAAGGAGGACCGAAGCCCTCCTTGTTCTTTTGAGCTTCTTTTAACTATCTTCTAATTGATAATTAGATCACTTGGTTGGCCAAAGCAAACGCGAGGTTTTTGGCAAAGTTCTCAATGTACTGACCCTGACGGATGCTGACCAGAAAGAACGTATACTCACGAGAACCCACTTCATCACCAAATGTGTGAGAAGCGTCTGTCTTAAGCCATGCTTGAGATGAGCTAAATTTCTCAGCAGAAGCAGGGTCAAAACATTCCATTGTAATTACCGGAGGGTAATCGGAGTGCATCATCTGCTCAAACTGTGCAACACTCGGACTGTTATGCTGAAGCGTTACTGTAAGAGTGCCTGTAGCGTTACGATTGATCGCACGGGACACTTCACCCTTAATACCTACGGTTTCACTTGAGAAGTCTTCGTTACGTTCTACTGTAATAGCGTCACCTTCTTGGAAGCCTACGATGGGCAGCTTATCAACCGTCAGCACAACTGCTTGTGGGTCATAAGTACCCAGATAAAATCCACCTGACATACTTTATATCTCCTGTAAGTTATTGATTAGCTGAGTCGGATATACCCTCTCACTGGCTGCAAATAATGCACAGCACCAGCAAGAACGCCCTCAAATTGAACCTGATTGAGTTCGCGGTTAGCCTTATCATTATCAGGAATGTCAGCAATGTTCGGCATAATAACAGTGGGTGCTGGTGAAGCTGTCAGGAAGTTACGTGCTACAGCGAGGTTAAGACGCTCGTAGATAACACCTTCAATAACAGTCAGACCAACTTGATCATAAGAAATCTTGCGACCCAGATCAGATTGACGCTTGAGAAGACCAAACAAATCTTCTTCCAGACGTGCCTCAAGCCATAGTGCCCCACGGGTCACATCAAAGAATCGACCAGAAACCATCTTGCCGTCTAGTGCAAAACCTACACCTCCAATCATAACATATTGGAAACCATTGTTGTCCTGAATGTAGCTTGCCTGAGTACGTGTCCATTTGTTAGTAGGTACACCCGGAAGGGTCTTGCCGTGCAGCGTAGAGCTACCCTCACGAAGACCTGCCATAGCACCTACAACAGCACCCTCTGGATAAACTGTATCAGCATCGACGTGAGGCCAGAGCATCGTGTTGTTATACTGAAGGTCTACGAGAGTCTCCAGAAGGTTGCCAGCAGTACCATCAGGAATATCAGCAGAAGCACTTGAGGTGATATACATCTTACGTTCTGCTTCAGCATACTGAGCAATTGCTTCAATGTCTGCATCTGTATGGGTGTCAGCAAGAATGAAGAACCAATCTGTAGTTTCCTGCTCAATAGCTGCCAGAGCTTCAATATAAGTCTCAGATGAACCGGTTACGTCCACGTTACCAATGATTGCTTCACGCGGAGGATTATCACCGGCAAAGACATTGGCAACCAATTCATACACAGGATCTCCGTCTGTATATCCTGCACTCACAGCATCCTCAACACCCGTCACAATCACTGTTCGATCTGGGGCGAATGGAGCATCTGCGGAGAGAATCAGCGGTGTGCTGAAGTTACTTTGGGCAATGGGACGATCACCGAGCGTAATATTTACGTCAACGATGTCCTCAATAGTGTAAACACTTGCCATTAAATTTCTCCTAAATTTGTTAGCTAACTTTTAAGATCATTAGATTGCATCAGGGGATGATGCAGAGGGTGTTATGATAATTGGTATGTCTGTGCAAGCATCAAGTTCACCTGTGGTATTGATATGCTCAATAAACCCATCTGAGTTAATACCAGAGAGAGATTGAACAAAGTTAAATGAGATAGAGAACTGCGCACGTTCTTCCATCTGCGTTCCGCCAATTGCCCTAGAAGCATTACGGACTCGACTGGTATTGCTGATACCAATTCCATTTTCTTGTAATATTTGTCTAAGGTTTCTGTCCCTAGTAGCGTATGCAATCTTTTGTGCTCGACTGAGGGCATAGCGTCCGTATGTATATACGTTGGCATACCCTATGAAATTGTTGTACGTTACTTGTACACCAGTATCTGGATCAACGTGTGTATACCAACCTTCCTTACCAGAGACGGGTTCAATGTCATTCAGCTTTAGAACAACGTATGGACCATCTGGTGCAATGAAGTTGCTATCAAGAAGTCTTACAGGATCACCATCAAACTGTTGAACAAACTTTGAGAATACTTTGTAAATAGAAATCTCAAGGGGTTCTTCGGGAGTGTAGAGGATAGCCATTAGCGTTCATTCTCCTCAGACACATAAGCCAGATAATGGCTTTGTAAACCATAACCCCAAGGCTCTACTTTGATAACGTCACACCATACATTTGGATACGCTTCAATTTGATCCGCAAGTCCTGTGGTTGCCTCTTGTGCTGTGAAGACAGGTGTAGTAGTGTAGACACGATAGTTCTTACGGTCTCTGTAGCCTTCTGGGAAGACATCTAGTTGATTACCCGTGACAGGTTGTACACCAGCATTCTCAATCGTAAAAGGCACAACAGGGTCGTCTACAGGCAATCCAAACTCATCTACAGCTTGTGTTCTCCTACGACCGTTGAGGGTCTTTCTTGGGATTAACTTAGGTTTCCAAGTAGCCACATATCCTCCTAGTCGTATTTAATGTCAATTTGTTTCTGAAGCCATCCTGTTTCATACAAGGGAGCATTGAAGCCTTTTGAATCTACAGTTGACTGGGCGTTATCCATGTATACAAAGCGGGCAAGAAGAAGCTGTGCAAGAATACCTTCCTTCTGTGCTTCTGTGGCGTCTCTGAAAGACTTCTGATACGTTCTCTTACCTTGATGTGCTAACCTCACACCACGTTTTAGAATATTCTGTGTTAAAAGCTCTCGCTCAAAAGCACCATCGGTCACAAAAGGCCTTTCTGGAATATTCGCTTCGGGAGCACCATTGTTGTTCACAGCAGCAATGTAATAAGCGTCTTCGCCACTTCTAGGATGCTTGCCAGAATCTTCAAAGAAACCAGCACGGGCAGATATATCACCACCTGATGTTTGTCGGATTAAGCTATCGAGAATCTTTGTATCACTTTTGACTCTGCTCATCACTCAAGCCCTTCAAATCTCCAAGGTACATACTTAGGATCATCTTCGTATGTTCCGTCAACTTCTGGATAAGGTCTTGCAGAATCTGGATCACCTTTAACACGCTGCTTTTCTTCCTTGGAAACCCCACCAAAGATATGCAGATCATATCCGTATGTTGGTGTCTTCGGAGGATTAGCCTTGTAATACTCTAGGAGGTCTTTAATGGCGTCATAAGTGAGGTTGCTATAAACCTCTACCTCAACACCACCTTCGCGCTCACGGCGTCTCTCAGAGTTCTTAGCGGCAATACCTTTGAGAATAAACAAGGCATCAACCGTAGCAGCCCAGATGCGATACTCAGGACTCTCATCTGAATACTTGGCAAGCAATCCATCAATAACAACATCGGGGAGAATATAGGACTCTTCAATGTCTCCAATGTTGTATCTGACTTTGCCATTGTCTGTTGTAAAATCCGCTGGCATTATTCGACGTCCTCCGCCCATAGATATTGAAGTTCTGCTATAACTTTCCAAAGAACACTCGAAAGAATGCTCTCAAGAAAGCTAGAGAGGGCCGAAGCCCTCTCATAAACTATCCTACGATTAGGTAGAAGTAGTCAGCTTGTACAGTACAGCAGGCTTGGTACAGAAGAACAACGGGGCTGTCTCTACCTGCATTTCGTGGAATTCATCCTTCGGATCAGTGAACTCGTAGGCGAACATCTCACGACCAGCCTGATTAGCACCAGACAGTTTGTTGTTCGGACCAACGTAGCCACGGAACAGATCACGAACACGCGGGATAACGTGTGCTTCACCAGTCTCTACAGCAGTCTCACTACCACCGCCCGGAAGCAGGAATACTGCCGGATAAGTGAAGAAGCGAACACCACGATAAACGAATACATCAGAAACGCCCCAAGGCATGTATTCGGAAATATCACGCTGATACTGGGTGTTAGAAGCAGCATTCAGATACGCTTCACGAACCTTCGGATGGTCGATCAGCTTGTCGAAGAACGTCTCGCCACACATGATGTCGATACCAGAAATGGTGCCACCAGACTTCAGGTTGGCTTGTACGCCACGCTTAACTTCAGCAATCTTGGCATCAATGTTGGTGCCAGCAGTGCCCAAGTCAAAGTCTACGGTAGGCTGTGATACGCCAAACTCGGTAAACATGTTAGCCAGAACAGCACCATCAGGAGTGCTAGAAACACCCTTCAGAGCTTGAATCTGCATGTATTCGTGAGTTTGGTCAACAGCACGGCGCATATCTTCCAGCTTGGTGATACGGACGTTTGCCAGAGTTTCTGGGGAATCCGGTGTACCCGGCATACGTTGACTCTGAATGTCTTCAGGAGTAACATAATCGGTGTGCTTGAAGTATGCCAGAGGCAGTGAGAAGGTCTTTACGTCACGATCTTTGCCAACGGTAGTCTCACGAGCACCACGAGGTACTTGGGGAAGCAGTGTGGTTTCAGCTTCGTTCTTGTCGAAGATGATCGCAGTCTGGGTAGTAGGACGAACAGAGAAAATACCCTGATTCTTTACCCAACCATACTGATTCGGGATTTCGTTGATTTCTTGAGTCCAATCCGTAATACGGGAAATATTGGACACATCACGAGTAATAGGCATTTACTTAAATCTCCTTAATTAATTCTTTAGAAGCTACCGCTTCAAACGGTAGTCATAACCTTGATACCAAGAGCTTCAAGCTCGGATACTACGTCAGCTTCGGTACGGTCTCCGAGAACCAGAGCATCTTGAGATACGCCAGCAGGACCACGTACAAGTACGGAAACTTCGGTGTCGGTAGTTGCGGCAATAGACTTGTTTTCGAGAACAACGGCTGCAACAACTTCAGAACCATCAACAGCAGCTTCTACAGAAATCTTGTAGTCTGTGCCATCAAAACCCAGCAGAGTACCAACAGTGTATTCTTCAGCAGATGCTTCGTTTACAGTTACGGTATCGCGGCAGTAGCCGATGTGAGTGCCTTCTTCGTACTTAACCAGATTACCCAGCTTAGGGTCACGAGTGCCAATCTGTGTCATTTGTTAAAACCTCCAGAGGATTTCAATTATTTTTTAGCGTAACGCTTTGCAATAAGTGCAGAAACGGCAGACTTGGATGCTTCGTCGGGATCAGTCTCAAGACGCTCACCTTCATCACCGTGTTCTTTTTCAACGACAGCTTCAACAGCCGTCTTAGCAGACTCAAGAGCTTCCATAATTTCACTAACGCCATCCATTTGCATTTCAGACGCTTCGTACAGGAAGGTAGCTACTTTCTCTTGAGACTCCTGAGCTACAAAAGAGTAGCCAGAAACCAGTTCTTTGTAAGAAGCCTTAGCGGCAGCTTCTTTCTCAGCTTCAAATGCAGCCAACTTCTCTTTAAGTTCAGCAGATTTAGCTTCAGCCATTTCGTTGAGCTTTGCTTGTGCTTCAGGGGAAGCCAGCATTTGTTCCAAATCCATATTCACCTCGTTATTTTCTTTGGATTGCTTAGAGGGTGATTCAGCAGACGCTTCCTCTTGGCCCTCTTGGTTACCCTCCAGCAATTCCGAAGGGGATGCCTCTTCAGCTTCAGCAGCTTCGGAAGCGAGTTCTTCTGTATCTTCTTGGGCAGACATTTCTTTGTCTTTTTTCTTACCCCAACCAAACAAAGGCATGTTTGAACGTCCCTCTTGTTGATCCATTTTACGGTCGTAGTCATCTGCAAGGTCTGCTAGATAATCCATGAACTCAAAACTTGTCATCTCTTTGTCAGCCAATCCCATACGAATCGCATCAGCGGGACGGAACATCTTTGCCTTAGTGTCGCGAATCTCACCAGCAGACATATTACGGAAAGTCTCAACGTGCTTGATGAAGTCATTATAGAGGAGGTCTGTATCCTTCTGAAGATCAGCTATAAAGTCTTCACGAAGTTTACCGTCTTTCTCATAAGGAATCTTGGATTCACCAGAGTAGACAAAGACTACTTCAGAACCTTCTTCTATCTTCTTAGGGAGATCATTGACAATGCTAATGACAACACCAATAGATCCAACTTTAGCCATTGGGTTGACAATGATTTCGTCAGAAACACTTGCGAACACATATCCGGCTGAAGCTGCCATGCCATCCACGTAAGTGATGATCTTGACATTATTAGCGTCAGCAATCTCACGCATCCTCATGGCTGTTTCCATCGAAGAATACGCGGAACCACCGGGGGTATCCATATCCATAACGATAGTATGAGCACCCTGTTCAACCATAGATTCAAAGTCAGCCAACATCTGTTGGTAAGTATTGAGTCCGCACAGAGCGCTTAGGAATGACCAGCGATACATCAAACTTCCCTCAACTGTCATCAGACCAATACCGTTTTCAACAGTAGGCGGCATGTGATCAGCCATCTCACGGGCATCTTGCTGGGAAGCAATTGCGAAGTCTTCTTGAGCATTGCGTGAGAAAAGGTAGTCTTGAACTTGCTTAAGATTTTCAGCAGTAGTAAGCAGAGGTACGTTTGTAATAGACCCAAGGAGCCTATTTACTTCATGTGCCATATTAGTCTCCTTTAGGCATTTTCGTTGTTTCCAACAGAAGGGTCATCAGAAATTCCATCGCTAGTGCCTTCACCTGCCGTAGTAAATCCATCAGAAGCTCTTGAGATAGTCTCATTAGCAGGCATTGGATTGTCATAGTCAGGCTCAGGGAGATTAGCAATCTTACGAAGTGCTTCATCCAAACTCTTGTCAACCGATATAGCATTCACGGATACGGCTCTCTGGATATACTTGCTCAGATCATCCAAATCACGATCTTCAATCTTACCAAACGTAAGCCTTGGCATCTCCTGATCGTCAAAGCTCCAACCATTGATTGCCAGAGTTTGCGGCACAAGTTCCCGATTGAGAACGTCTTCCATAGTTGTCAGGTAAGACTCAAGGGTAAGCGCAAGGATGTTATTCTTGGAATCACTCAGGGCATAGGAGCCAGCAGAATCTTGACCGACTTTCAGAAGGTCTGCCATGAATACTGTTAGGATTTCATTTTGCTTTCTGCGGATAACTGTGTCAGTGCTGTATTGCTTCCCGCCGCCATCTACGCCAGTAAGTTTGAAATGGAACAGTTCTTTGCCAGATTCTGAATAAGCGATAGGCGTGATTACATACGACTGTTCACCTGCCGAAAGATTAGCAGCATCCTTTTTCATCTGATTGATGTTACGTGCTTCAGGGCCGTTAGGATTGATAGCAGCTTTTGCCAGATAATCAGCATCAACACCAATGTCAACAATACCTGCCAAGTCCTTTGACATCCCAATCAACTCAAGTTCACTTGCCAGAGTCTTCTCTTTCCAAGGCAGGTAGCATCCTTTGAGACCAGCAGTTCCTTCAGGGTTACTTGACCGGGGCATGTTCTTAAAATGCAGGAACTTGTTTCTCGGGATAGTTACTTCAGAAACACCGTTGGTCGATACACCAATACGTGAAGGATTCTGCTTAACACCTTGAACAATCCCCTGCTTGTCCATCACCCATCCTGTGAGTGTATCCTGTGGACGAGAGGGCAAATGTTTCCACTTAATCTTTCCTTCCCAAGTTCCTTTGGTAACACGAGTAAATACTTTCTCGTTAATTTGAAATCCAAAGAAAATATAATCAACAACCTGACCAATGAAATCTCGCCAAGTTTGATCTTCCATATTGCTCATGCAATAACTTAGGAATTCTGCGGCTTCTTTTGACTGCTCTGATGAACCATCTGGGTACGTTGCATACCACTGAGGCTTTGTGATCATAATCTTTATGAAGTTCACCAGAGAAGCTATGGTAGGATCAAGCATCATCTTGCGGTAGGTTTCACCAGCGTAAGGCCACCTCAGTTCGACCTTGGAATTCTCATAGACATATCCTGAGACTTCCTTCAGACCAGTGTAACCTATCGCAGATAGATTCATTCGACTGGTTGCGGATTCTTCGCTGGCGACACCTGCGGGATCTACCCGGACATTGTCTGCCATATTCAATAATATCCTCTTGTGTTGTGTTCATAAGAAATGAACAAGGAGATTTGGTAGACAACCAAAGGTTCCTTTGAATTCTTTTAGAAGGTTTTGGGAAATAGTCCCCAATAACAACCTTCTACAATAATACTTTAACAGAGAAATCTTTAGTTGTCTACACTAATCATTCAAAAGCTAACTATTTTGTGGTATAATTGGAAAGATTCTTCTGAATCAGTCGTAAACTGTCTTGTCAGGACCAACATTAGCTTCCCGAAGAACAAAAATTGTGTCCTTATTCTTGGCGGTTTGTCGGGTAAACTTTGCTTCGTCAATAGCACCCTTAGAAACCTTACCACATACTTTGACACTGCTTCCGTTTCGATAGAAAGCATTGAGCGCATCTGCGATCACTTCTAAAACCTCACTCTTACCTGTCCCTGTTTCTCCACAGACAGTCACCTCGATAACCTTTGTTTTCATTGTAACTCCTGTATCAATCGTAATACCCTGTTTCATCCTTGTGTTTCTTGAAGGATGTTGGACTAGAGCTTGAGAATTCTCCTAGAGAGAATTGGGGGATTACTTTTTCTCTTGAGAGACTGTTGAATGCTGATGCTGTGCAATCCACGAAATCGTCCTTGCGACTCGCAGAAGATCTCTCTCCCGTGAATGACTCAAGTTCGTCTAGGTATTGCTTCAGTACATCAGGGTCCCAATCTTTCTCTACGAGATACACCTGACCGTTTTGGCAAGCTGTAGCAAACGGTTCAAACTTCTGCAACTTAGGTTTCGTAGGGGGCATTGGGTCTTTCTTGACAACAAAACCTTCCTCAAGAAACATCTTGGTTGAGTGTCTGAACGCATCAGCACCGGCCCCACCGGGATCTTGTGGCATTATTAGATAAACGTCTCGACCATCGTGTTCTGCTTGGTTGAGAATCATCATATCACGCTCACCAGACTTCTTCCTGAAGCGCGTACCGTTGCACAGATAGAAATTCCCATGCTTATCCTTGTACATCTTTACAGAAGCTGTATAGTCTGGATGACGAAGGTTGGGGTTGGGTTCTTCTGATGCCTTATCCCATCCTCTAACAGCCTTACAGTTCGGTGGTACAGCATCTATCTTGTGCAGCCATGTTCTATCAAAGTACATCGCATGGTTGTCTGAGACATACCAGCAGCCTTCTAAGAGTTGCTTACGCTTGATCTCAGGCAAAGACTTGAGTATGTCTTCGTATCCCGGCTCGAAATCAGTCAATGCCTTGTTATCAGAAAGCACACTTGGGATATAGGAATAACTTTGTGGGTTCTGGTCAGGGAACCTTTCTTTGAGAGAATCATAATCCCAATCTGTATATATGTCACCGCCTTGAATGATGAAGTAGGCGCGTCTTCCTGAATACTCCCGTATAGGATAACCTTCGTCGTCCAGATATCGCTTGATGAATTCAAGAACAAAATGCCCACTATCGGGGTTCATCGTACAGCGCATAGCCGATGGCATCTTCGCCATAGAACGCAAACGAGACCTTATAATAGTGAACTGTTCTTCTGTAAACATTGTGTTCAAAACAGGACGCTACTCCTGTCCCCGCAACATTACTTGCAGCTGCATGTTACCATGCAGATCAGACTATATCACGTTCTTCTTCAAGATACCGAATAGCACTTTTCATGATTTCTACATCATCCAAAAAAGCACCTAAACCTCGGTTGCAATGTCCACAAATAAACCCACGGATTACATTAGTTGTATGACAATGGTCTATATGAAAATCTCTACCTGTATCTTCACGCCACTGCTCGTAATCAATACCACAAATTTTACACTTGAAATCTTGCTCACTCAACATAGCATAAACGTCACCAGAATCTAGTCCGAACTTTCTGTAGCGAACTTGATCCCGTGTACACTCTTTACACTGAGAAGTTGACAATCTAACTTGTCCAATATCTCTTTTGTAATAAAAATGCCCAGCACCCTTCTTTTCTTTGCATGTGCTGCATTGATATAGAGAACCTTCGTCTATTAATTGCTGGTGAAAGACTTTTGCATCTTCTTTAGAAATCTGCTCTCTAGATGCAACCATCTTGTCTCGTGATTTCTTAGTGCAGCTTTTGCAATAACACGTTAGTTTATCTTTGGTTTTATGATTTCTGTTAAATTCCGAGTAAAGTTTTACCTCTTTACAATCGAAACATTGCTTACTTGACATTAAAAAGAACCCCTTGTGTTTCAACCGCCATCGCTTGCGGCTTACAATTAGTCGTTACACCTTCCTGTTCGCACAGGCTCGGCTCGGTATTGCCCTTAATTACTCAGTATATACTAAATACCAAAGGGTGTCCACCGAATTAACAAGGGTTTTCGATATGTGTCACCACATAAAGGCGCATTTAACCACGCTGGAATTCATCAAAATATACCCGAGACAGCTCGCTCCCGAACCAAGCCATTGCGTCTTTTGTATTCTGCAAATAACTGAAGCGTGTCTTAGCACCAGAAGGCCAGATTATTGTTTTATCTTTATCCCTTATCCTAGCGCCCGGTAGAAGCTTACCTTGCTTCGGCCCACTCTGATATTTTAAGAATGGGTCGTACATCTTCAATGCCATGGGCCATAAATTTGTGTCTATTTCGGTAGTTGTATTCATTAGTGTTCAACAGAAGTCGTTAAGTTCTGCCCGCAATCAGCTTTATGTTTCCATAAAGATCAGACCATATCACCACCCTTGCGGGTGCTCCCCGTTTCGACTCACTTGAGCCTACACCTTGCGGTTGGTCGTTGCACCTTGCTTATTAAGCCTTGGCTCAGGATCATCCTCGACTTTACGTTAGGACTTCCCCTGAATTAGAGGAGTTATTCGAGGCAGATTTCTCTACCAAGCCGCTACAATTAACGGAAGAATACCGAGAAATAGTTTGGATCGTTAATATACTTAAGGTTGTCGGCAAGTATTGCCCACGTCTTACCCAAGATTTCAACAGTCTTCGCTACAGACTGCCCGTTATAAAACTGCTACACGTCTCCGTGCAGATAAGATCATATCTTCACCTACAGCGATACTGTTTAGGTGCCTGCCGTTTCGACCCGCTTGAGTCTACGTCTTTCGACTGATCGTTGAACGTTCCTGTACTTTACAGGCTTCGCTGCTGATTGTCTCTACCAACAAGATTTTCAGGGGTCGCTGCTATGTTTCCATGCAGTAGCCTACTTATTGTCTGACAAGAGTTCCCAGCAATTAGACAGGTTGTTTACTAGAGATTTCGCTCTAGGGGAGCAGTAAGTGAGAACAAATCTCATTACCCCCGGCACCACCGCCATAAAATACATAAGTTTCATCGGCCCTGAGGAAGCTCTCCTGCGGACCTTTTTGTGGACTTATAACATATTGACCGTTACTCAATATAAACCTCCAAAATTACCATTACTCACTCCATTTGAACAAAGGCTGAACATTGTCACTTTCGCTTTCTTTAGTCCCCCCTTGCTCACCATTGTATTCTTCTTCAAACTCTTGAACAACTTTCTCAGACTCATCCTTCATCTTCTCGAAGAATGCAATAACATCGTTAGCTGCACTCCGACGAGTAGCCGCAGGAGCTTCTTGGTCATTCATTACATTCCTGATGATATTATAAGCATCCAGAACGTCCTGAGATACCTTATACTCAAGCTCTCCCCAAGTCCGCAGATTCTTCCGGGAATCCAATATCTTCTTGTTCATACCCTTCTTACGTCCACCGGGATTACTTGCGTTATTCGCTTGTTTACCTTTTGCCATTTATGCTCTCCAAAGTATTCTGTTGCAACTCCCCTAATTATTTTTACGTTCATCTATTGACAAACAGGGGTGTTTTGTTGTATTACACAATAGAATACTCTGTATTGCTAATGGTTGTCAAATGATCACCCTTTAATATCCAGAACAATCATACGGCTGGCTCACATCACCATCTTCAGCATCCTGAAGAACATACCTGTGATCATACACGTAATTGTAATTACCAAAAGAAGCACTCCGGCAAACCCCACACAAATCTTCGAGTTCGTTACGAGCATCTTTTGAACGTTTGTTACCGATATAGAGTAAGTCTTGGTTACACCCTTTGCATTTTGTGGAAATCTTACACCTCCGAATTATTTACCACAGCCGTTCAAAACTATAGTCCTCTGGGTATTCATTATCAGTGATAGGTAAGTACACTAATGACCCATCACAGTGTTTTTGAAACTCCCAGTAAAACCCGCCACAGTCGCAGTGTACGCCTAAAAATTTATACACTGCCCCAAAGTCAACCTCTATAAAAAATTCGTTTAGGTGCTGATTCAAATAAAAACTCCAATCAACAGGAACTTCCATAAATCACTCCCCAATCCAACCATAACTTTCTTCATAATGTTCATCTGCCAAACTACATACAACACTGGGATCAGTCAGGGGCTTACTAACGATACCACCTGTTACGTGACAATATACTTTTGGGACACTGTCAAGAATCATACGATAATCGTGAAGTTCTCTCTTAAGCTGATTTATGTTAATATTACCATTTGAATCTTCTAAAATCTCTTTCCAGAAACTTTCATAAGTTTCTTCATAATCTTGCATAATCATTCTCCAAAAACAAGTTCCGTCATCTTTTGTTTGACACTCAGAGCCTCAATAGAATTTAAACTAGACATACCAGAAGTCAACACCACAGAACCATTCCCAAGAATAATCGCAAGACTCTGTGGCTTAAACTCCATTGTGCTATCTTTACCAACAGTCACCTCAAGATAATCCACATCATTCTCAAGCATCTCTCTGAGCAAGCTGTGCTGTCTCTCAAGCGTGAACATCATAGATTCGATAACTTCCCTACGGGATACTGTGGAAACCTCGTCAGAGGCTCCAGAGGAAGTCTCAGGAGGATCTTTGAGTTTCCTGTGCTCGTCTAGGTTGATTATTTGTGTCATACCTTCCCCCTAAGAGCAGATAAACATTTTATGTGCCCTTGCAATATGAAAATCGAGAATCTTTAAATCAATCATGTCTGCGTCATCAACAAGAATACACTCACGTTGACACCCAAGGAGCTTTTCAAAATTAGTGCAGGGTAACACATGAATGCCTTCACCATATTCTAACAGTGTGTTTTGTTGTTTCATCTGGGCAGATTCTAAGATTTCCTTGGGCATCCTCATCAGGAATTCTCTAGCACAAACATCGTTTGGCACAAACACTGTCACGGGCTTGTCCTGAGCTTCCACCAATGCCATCGCTCGAAGTAGTGTAGTCTTACCAAGACCTCGCTCGTCCCTAGTTGTGTACCATCCCTGAAGCCCATAGGTGCTTTCCGAGAAACTCTTAAGTCGTCTTGACTGCTCTTGTGTTAATGTCATGGTTAAAACTGTCATATGCCCTCCAAAGTATTCTATAGATATTCTTGAAAGAACTCTAGTAATCTTAAGAATAACAATACTTAAAACAATAAAGAAAAATAGTAAAGAAATTCTTAAGAGATTACTAAAGAAACTTTTAATAACAATCCCCCAAACCCCCTTATGCCTCTACTTACTCAGTATAGGGTAAAAACCTGAGTACGTCAACACTAGGTTGCTAATTATTTCAAAAGAATTTTCTTTAGTGGTTCTCTTGACAGAATTTCCTATTGAGGTTACACTATGATCAATAGAAGAGCATAGAAATGCAGTAGTACACACAAGCTACTCAAAAACCTTCTAAAGATTCCTTAAGAACCCTCTTGACACAGGGAGATGAAGAAATGAAAATCTCCCAACCCAAGAACCCCTTGAGATACTCTAGAGTATCATAGGATTCATTACAATGTGTTGGTGTGTTGTTTTCTTCCCTCACACCACGATTCTGTAGAAATTCCTATGACACTGTAGAAAATTCTTAAGATATAGCAAAGAGTGTAAAAATTGTTATGTTGTGTGTTGACATTTGCCATCACTGGGTGCTAGAGTGCACTTAAACATCCTCACGAATACCGGTTACGCCGTTAATATGTGAGAAATTTTTAAGATTAACTCAAGAGGTAACAGAATGACGAATCAGTTGGATAAATCGATTGAAGGTGTGATAAAAGCGTGGTTCGACTACAACCCAGAGACAGGGGAGATTAGTTGGAAAGAATGGGTGTCTCCCGATTGGTATAAACTCAAGGGTGCATACAATAATTATATGAATGATCGTGCTGGTACAACCGTCACCTTCGGTAAGAAATCAAGCGGTCACCTCTATACAGGAGCAGGAGGTATCAATCGTATCTATGCTCATCGAATAGCATGGGTCATATCTCAGGGTAGCCTGCCCATACATTATATTGACCACATTGATGGAAACCCTGAGAACAATAAGATAGAAAACCTAAGAGATGTTACTCATAAAATTAATCACAGAAACCGTAAGATGAGACCTGATAACACATCGGGGTACACTGGTGTGACTTTAGACAAGAGGTTGGGGAAGTGGCGAGCAAACGTGCATATCAACGGGAGGTATAAATACCTCGGTTGTTATGAAAAAATAGAGGACGCTGTTGACGCACGTAAAAGATTTCTTTCAGATCATCCAGAGTTAGGTTTTACTAACCGCCATGGCGAAGAGTGATCAACATTTAACAAACAAAGGAGACCAAATAATATGCCAAAGAAACCCCACATCTCATCGCACTACATCATGACAGAATTCGATTGGTTCCTTGACGATGTATCTAACAAACGATCAATGGAATTCTCAGAAGAAGC